CTGCTTTTGCCGCCCACTTTTCGTCCTTTCCGACGGATCGCTCTGGTCCCTCCTGATTATTGGGATGATGCTGTCCGGCAGCTACATCACCTCCTCAACAAACTCCCGCATCCGCTGGTTTATAGCCCGCCTTGTTGGAGCAGCCAAAGCCTATACCATGGGCGACGACTGCATTGAGACGTGGGTGGAAGACGCTGAACGGAAGTACTCTGACCTTGGACATCCTCTCAAGATGTACGACGAGCTTGAATACATGGAGTTCTGTTCAATGGAATTTCACACTGACAACCCAAAAGACTATTACCCCTCCAACCCTACCAAAAGCATGTTTAACCTACTCAACTCCCGTATGGACACCTGTCAAGTTGATGCCTTCTATGATACCCTGCGCCAGCACCCCCTGCGCGCCGAGTACATTCGGTTCATCGAGACGGTTCTGCACCATCGGAAGAATTAGACACGCGGTCCGTGTTTGAAGGTTGGCAGCGCCACTCCGGGAATAAAGCTTGTAGAGAGCTTACATCCCGGCCTGTCAACCAACATGCCCAAAACCATCAAAAACAAAAAGAAAATTGCCGGAGCCAAAGCTCCGGCAAAGGCGAAATCCAAAACTAAAACCAAGTCCAAGTCTCACGGAAAGGGTCCCATCGTGGATCATCGCTTTGAGCACCTTGGCACCAAACTCGGCCTCATGGGTGGAGCCTACATGGGCCCCATCGGTGCGGCCGTCGGGACAGTCCTCGGCTCCACAGCCGGCGGACTGATCGACCGGATCACCGGCCACGGCGACTACAAAGTCTCCCGAAACTCTCTCCATGGGGCGCAAGCCCCCGCATTCTCTGCGCGAGACACAATCCGTGTCAGACGCACTGAATTCGTCACCGACGTCAAGACCCCCGGCGCCACGTTCAACAACACGAGTTACATGATCACCCCAGAAAATGTAATCCTGTTTCCTTGGCTAGCCGGGATCGCACGCAACTTCTCACAGTATGAGCTCCACGGACTCGTATTCATGTTCAAGAGCACTAGCGCTACAGCAATAGGCTCGACGAATACCGCCCTCGGGAAGGTAATCATGGCCACAAACTATGACCCAGACGACGACGAGTACATCGACATGAAAACGGCCGAGAACTCAGCCTACTGCACCAGCTCCAAACCAGCCGAAAACCAACTGCACCCAATCGAGTGCGCTCGGTCCAGCGACGCCCTAGACACCCTGTACATCAACAACGATGACATCGACCCTAGGTTCAGCTCATACGGCCGGTTCCAGATCTGCACTGCAGGCCAGCAAGCCGCTGCCACGATCGGCGAGCTGTGGGTATCCTACGACATTTCCTTCAAGAAGGCGCATGTCTCCCAGATCAACCCATCGGCACCCATCTACGGCCATTGGTTCGCGGACAACCCTACTGACAGTACGGAACTCCTCATCGATGCCACCGGCTCCTCTGCAGGCACCAGCACTGCGTTCGAACTCCAAACAGACGGAGGAATCCTATTCCGCAAGTCTGGAAGGTACATGATGCTCGCGACCACCCAGTCGACAGGCGCGTCCCCGAAAGGGATCGCTGCCCCAGTCATGGGCGCCAACTTCACCTCTGTTCTGCAGTTCTGGGACTACACAAGTTCCGGAAGCAGATACGTCTGCAACCCTGCACACAAGGTGAGCTTCAGAGTCATCGACGTCCTAGCAACACACGAAGGAGGTGCTGCCAACACCCTTTACCCGGGTGTCATCACCTACGACGCGTACACGAACGGAGACGTCATGATCATGGAGATCCCTCGAGGACTGGGACGCAAAATTCCCACCCGTGACAGCCTTCTCAAGGCGCTCTGCTTGAAGAATGGAGTTCACTTCCCCGTTTTTAAGATGGTCACCAACACTGACCATTCTGACGAGAAAGCACAAGAACTTCAACCTCTCGCACTGACGTGTGGTCCTCTCACCCCGACCCCCCCCACCCCAGCCCCGCCAAGGCCCGCAACCCCCAGAATCTGCAAGACCCCCCACGGTTTTCAGTTGCTCTGAGGTTCCCGGGTACAGCGTGGCACCGCAAGGATAGCGACG